GTCGAGCTGGGCGAAGTCCGGGTTCTCGTCCAGCACCTTCTCAAGCATCCGGCGCGCCTCGGCGGCGCCCTTGGCCTTCCGCTGCCGGTCGATGTGGCGCTCCAGGTACTGCTCGATCAGGGTGCGCACCGTCTTGCGCCGCGCCGCCATTGCGCGCGCCTGCTCCTGCGCCGCGCGCTCCGCCTGGCGATCGGCGCGGCGCTCCGCGGCCGGGTCACGCCCGCCGGCGCGTAGGTCGCGCAGCTTCTCCCACTCGACCTTGGCGACGTTCGCCGACATGGCCGGCCACTCGCCCAGCTTCACCTGGCGCATCTTTCCTTCGCCATTCTTGTAGCGGTAGATCCACGCGCGCGTCGAGGCCGATACCTCGAAACGCAGGCCCGGGCAGTCGGGCATGGTAAAGTGCTCGCCTGGCGACAGCTGCTTGGCCGCCCTTGCATCAAATGACATCGACATCTCCAGCGTAGGTTCGGCGTAGGTTTTCAGGCTACGCCGTCGTGAGTTGAGCATTGTAGCGTAACCTCAGCAGCAAACAGTCGAAAAAGCTACGCCATTTTGTGAAGTGTTGTGGTGCCTACTGATGCTTACTGACGGCGTAGAAGAAAAAGCGAGATTCGAGGAATCCGCAGGTAAATCAGGAACTTAGATAGATAAATGCCGCTAGATCAAGAACTTGCGCGGACCGCGAAAAAGAACCACACCCCCATGATGGATAGGTATCTCCTCCCATAAGCAAGATACGGTTTTGGAGAAAGCTACGCCAAAATCTACGCCAAATTTCTTTTCGTTTCAGAATCGTTTCGGTTAGTATTACGTCAAGTTACTCATGTGGCAACTCTTTTGCCGATGCAGAACTCATCGCTACCGGAAGGAAACAGCCTTGAAACGAATTGTCATTGAAAATGAAAAGCAGGCTTTTGATGTCCTGGAACAGGCGCTGAAAGACGAACTCGGCGACCAGCCGTATGAGTTAGCGTTCAAAAATTGGCCTGTTCTTGAGATCCGTTTGACTGGTAAGGGGTATGATTCCACCATCACTTCGGACGTGGCAGAAGCCGTTGTCGACGTGCAGCGCGCAGTGAATCGGGCCTATGCTCGCACCGTCCACGGCACCGCGAATGCGCGAAGCCTTACGGATACTGAGCGCCGCGACATTCAGTTTAAGGCTAAGGTGAAGCGCGGCAGTTCGGTGGTCGAGATTGACCTTGCTGATTTTGCCGAGAAGCTCGCTTCCGCGATCGTAACCAAAATGACCCCTGAAATGCTTGCAATTACAGTAATCGGGCTCGCCGTGACCGGCGCCAGTCTTCTTGCGTACAAGGCCTATTTGGCTGCCCGCACTGCTGACAAGCAGATCGGGCAAGAGTCGATCGACAAGATTGCTTTGAGCAAAGAGGAAACCCGCCGACTGGAAGTATTCGCCGACGCGATGAAGCGGGCCCCGTCGCTTGCACATGCACGAGCAGATTTTGACGAGGCGCGGGGTGAGATCATACGGTCGGGGGCGACCGCGAACACCCTTGCTGTCAATAACGTTGAGATCGACGGTGAGACCGCGCGGGTTATAGGCGCGGCAAGGCGCGCTGAATCCGAAGAAGTGCAGCTCAACGGCAACTATTCGATCCTGGCAGTGGATCTGCGGCAGCCGAATGAAGTGCGGCTTCGCATCCGGAACCTTGAGGATGGCAGGGAATTCTTTGCTTCATTCAATGACCACAGTCTGAATCAGTCCCAAATCGGACTCCTTCAAAATGCGGAGTGGCACCGCAGCCCAGTTTATCTCAGCATAAATGCTCGTTCGCTGCGTGGAGAAATCACGGTGGCTAAAGTGGTTTCGGTAAAGGCACAACCTACCGCCGCGTAGTAAGATTGTGATTCCTGTCGGCGTGGGTTCGAGTCCCTGACCGACGTCGGCTCGGCGCCCGCTTACCTGCGCTCGAGCTGCACCGCCCATTCCTGGACATAGGCCGGGCCGTCGTCGCCCAGCGGGCGCTCCTCGCCCTTGAAAAGCATCTTGTCGCCGTGCATCGAGATCAGCCTGGCCTCGTACAGCAACGGGTACAGCGGCGCGTGCACCGAGCTCCCCGCTTCGTTCAGATTCAGCTCGTAGACCTGGGCGCACTGGGCGAGCGTCAGCTCGCCGACCCTGCCGTCGTCGGCGGCGATCTGTTGGTGCGAGCGGCGCCGGCCGCGCTCGCGCAGTTGTTTGGCTTTCACGTACATAGGCGCGAGTGTAGCATCGTTGACCCAGCTCACTCCGGCCGGGCCCGCCGGCGCTATGCTGCGCGGATGAGCTCCACCACCCTTCCCGACCGCGCGGACGTGCAGCTGGCGGCCGTCGTCGATATCGCGCTCGAGCTGCTCGAGGCGCGCGGCCAGCGCAGCGCCGTCGCCTTCCTGGTCGCTTCCGGCGCCGGGTTCGGCACCATCTGCCGCGTCCTGACCGATCCCGGGCGCCGGCGCCGGCCGCTGCCGCTCAACGTGCTGCCGTTCCCGCGTCTGAATCGCCGTTGATCTTGCCCCGGCGAGCAGTTGACCGTAAACAAGTTGCCGTAAACCCAGCGATGCCACGATGTCCTCACGGGAAACGGGAGGATTCATGGGATACGTGTACAGGGAAGTGGACGGGCTGCAGAACCACGAGCTGGTCGGCAGCGGGGAGTGCGTGGACCTTGTCAAGAAGCTGACGCCGGGGCTCAAGGGCATTGCGACCATCGGCTGGCGGCAAGGGGAAAGCGTGGTCGAGTATCGGGGCATTCTGCGCGCGGGGACGGCGATCGCCACCTTCGACCGGGATGGCCGCTTCAACGGCACGCGGGCCCACGGGCAGCACGCGGCGTTCTTCGTGCGCTCCAGTGCAGCCGGGATCTGGGTCATGGACCAGTGGCGCAACGATCCACGCAAGCCGCGCGTGTCGATGCGATTCGTGCGGCGCTTGGGCAAGCACAAGGATGGCTCGTTCGTCGACCCCAGCAACAATGCCGACGCTTTCTCGGTGATCGAGCGATGAGGGCCGCGATCGTGCTGGCGGCTCTGGTTCCGCTGCTGGCCGCGGCGCAAACGAGCTCCTGCCCGGCCGAATTACCGAAGGGATCGATTGACGTGGCGCGCACGGCGCCGGCAGGATGGGTGGCGAGCGCGCCCAGCCTGGTCCGGCTAGATGGCGGCGGGATGCTGAGCGGTCCGCCAGACCAGATGGCGTATCTGGTGCCGGCCAGCTCGCGCAAGCTCAAGGGGGGCGGGGCATCGACGTGGAACTTCGAGCCGGGCGAGCAGAAGTGGCTGTACTGCTATTACGGCGGGATCACCGTCCAGCTGTCGAAACGGATGGACGACAAGGCGACACGCTGCGAGTTGACCACGAAGACGGACGAGACCAAGGCGATCACGGGGATCACGGCGGTGTGCAAGTAGGGGTTGGCCGCTGAAGTAGCCGGCCAGACCGGGGCTACTTCGCCGCGTCCGCCGCGGCCTTGGCCATGATCTCGGTCTTCTTGTCGCTGCCCGAGCTGCTGCCGAAGTAGTAGGCCACCACCTGTTCGGCCTTGGCCGACAGGTAGCCGATCAGCGTGCCGGCCAGCACCGAGTCGGCCTTGCCCCAGCCGGCCAGCACGCCGACGATGACGGCGATGAACGCGCCCACCAGCGCGTAGGCCAGCACGCGCGGGGTCCAGTCCTGCACGGCGGCCTCGCGCTTCCTGGCGCTGTCGCGGTCCTGCATCGCCAGCTCGGCGATCTTCTGCTCGTTCTCGAAGCCGAGCTCCTGCATCTTGAGCGCGAAGGCCTGGTCGGCCTGCTTGAGCGCGAGCATCTGCTCGGGCGAGGCGCCCGCCAGCGCCGCCTTGATGCCGGCCTCGGTCTTGTCCGACAGGCCGAGCGCGTCGCCGACGGCGCTCACCGCCATGCCGCCAAGCGGGCCGCCCAGCGCGGTGCCGATCCACGGCGCCACGGTTTGAATCAATGCCTTCCAGTCCATCATGTACCACCTTTCATCAGGTTGTCGGCGATCCGATTCGCCCAGCCGCGGCCGAACACCGGCCAGGTCTTCAGTTCGCCCAGGTATTTCAGGCGGCAGGCGAGGAAACGCATGGTCACTTTCAGCGGGTCGGCCAGCTGCACTGCGGCGATCGTGGCCGGGCCGATCACGCCGTCCGGATGGGCGCCGGCGGCCTGCTGCAGCCACTTGATGGCCGGGCCGCCGTTGTAGACTGCGTCGAAAACCTGGAACGCCACGCGCGGGTCCAGGTCGTCGCAGCGCGCCACGTCCCAGTAGCACTTCCTGGCGATCGCCTTCGCGGTCTCGCGCGGCAGCGCCCGCATTGGACCGTCGTAGCCGTTGGCGCGGGCGACGCGGGCGGTGATGCCCCACATCGTCTCGCCGCCCGGGTCGTCCGGGTGGTTCGAATAGCCGCCCTCGTTGCCGATCAGGGCCTCGAACGCTTCGTCGAAGGCGCTCATTTCCGCCTCCCCTTGCGCTTCCAGAATTCCTTGCGGACCAGGACCACGGCCTGCAGGATCACATAGAAGATGGTGATCGCGGTCAGCCACTTCTCGATCGGCTGGCCGGCCAGGTAATGCCAGGCAGACAGCGCGACCGGCGGCGAGGTCTCGACGACGGCCTTGACGACACCATTGAGCGACTGGTCTCCCGGCGCGGTTGCTGGATTCATGAGGTCCTTTCTGGAAGTGGTTGGGGTTGGTGAATCGTTCATGCGGCGACCGCCAGCAGCGCGGTCTCGCCGACGTGCGACAGGTCGGCGAACAGCCGGCGGCCGCACGCGTTCAGGAAGCCGGCGCCGAGTTCGTAGCACCACCAGAGCTCATCGTCGGCCCAGTTGCGGTCGGGCGCCAGCGACAGGCCGAGCGCGCCGCGCCAGTCGTAGTTGTTGTGGAGGATGCGCTGGACGACGGCATACGCGGCCTGCAGGCGCGCCGGCAGCCAGCGCGGCGGGTTCGGCTCGTAGGTGCACAGCTGCGCGCGGATCCAGGCGAGGCCTGCCTCGAGGTCGGGCACCTCGTAGAAGCGCTCGCGCACGATGGTCTGGCCGGCCAGCGCGGTGTCCCAGTCGGTCTCGCGCACGCCGTACAGCATGTTGGCCTCGAAGCAGCGGCCGCCGGCGTAGATGATCGCGTGCGACGACAGCGCCCAGGCGAAGCGGGTGCGCGGCATGGCCCAGCGGATCAGCCAGGAAACCGGATTGCGCTGGCGCCGGGTGAAGATGATCGAGATCGTGTCCATGTCAGAGCCCCAGCTCAGCGCGCGTCTCGGCGATGAAGGCGGCCCAGGATTCCTGCGCCGCCGCCAGCTGCTCGGGCGTGGTCGCGGCGCGCATGGCAGCCTGCCCGGCGAAGCGCTGCGTGCGCATGGCCTTCTGGGCAGCGCGGAACGCGTCGGCGCGGGCGATGATCTGGTCCGCCGCCCACTGGTTCGACTGCTCGGCGCCGGTCGGGTTGTGCAGCGCGTAGTCGGAAACGTATTCCGAGACGTCGCCCGCATAGCCGGCGTCGGCGAATGCGCGCGCCGCCGCCTCGGCTTCCTGGTATTCGGTGGCGCGACGCCCGACCGCGGCGTCGTACACGGCGTCGACGTCGGCATAGGTCTTGGCAATTGCGGCCGACTTCAGCGCGTCAAGGTCGACAGAGTCCGGCGGAAGCGGTTCCACGCCGTCGCGCGCCTCGTTGGCGACGTAGTTGACCCACGCATCACGCGTAGCGTCGTCCACCACGATCATGCGGCCCTGGTGTTCTTCCGGCGGCACTTGCAAGTAGCTGCCGTCCAAGGTGCCGTTTTCGATGAAGGTGACGTAGCCTACTGGCTGCGGCGCGTTCGCCGCCACATCGGCAGCAAAGGTATCGGTGATCTCGGTATCGCTCATTTATGCAATCTTCCTGAAACGGATCTCGGCATAAACCTCGTTGCTGCCGGTGGATGCTGCTATTCCATAGGTGCCCACAGCGGCAACCGTCCAATGACGAATAGCGACAGCCTTTGCAGAGGCCAGCACAAACTGCCCACGCAACACTGATCGGTTTGCACCGCTGCTGGCGTTGGAGGCATACTCGGACGTCCCCATGTCGATCACGGCCGAATCGGTGACGTTGTAAAGTTGTGTTTGATGGCCATTGACCGCCTGCGCTGGCGCGCTGCCTTCGTATTCGTATGTGCCAGCCGGGAGGGTGACGGCGTTTGAAGCAAGCGATGCGCCGGTGATCGAATTCGACTTGACCGTATTCAGGGTTCGGGTCGTCCATGTTGCCGCTGCCCCGACCGAACCTGGGCTTGTGCCGGAAGCGTGTTCGGCACGGACGTAAATTGTCGGAAAGGTCTGCATCGGGCCGACATCGCCCTTGTCGCCCGTGCGCGAAAATTTCAGCACAAGGCCGTCATCCGCCGTGAACGGGGACGTGGCGCTGCCGCCGGTGCCGGCGACGGTGATGTTGCGGTAGCTGCCGGTGCCGATCAGTCCCGTCACGTTGAACTGCAGGAATTTCGACGGGTCGCTCATGCTTTGCAGCGTGAGCGACCCCTTGACCGCGCTGGTCGAATCGTCCAGCGTGTCCAGGATCGTCGCATAGCTCTTGCCGTTGCTGCCGGTGGTGCTGACCCGGATGACGGCCGAGGCGTTCTGGGTCAGGTTGTCCAGCCGTAGATACCAAATGCCGGGATCCGCATCGGCGGTCGCAGTGCTGAACTTGTACGGAATCGAATAGGCTGTGCCCGAGGCCAGCGAGTTCAGGCCGGAAACGAGCGCAACCATGTCGTTGTAGAAGGTATCGACGAACCAAGCGACGAAACCGTCCACCAGGCTGTTGAAGGTCGCGCGCACGCCGCGCTGCGGCTTGCTAGGCGGCGGAGTCAGTAGTGGCATTGATGAGTCCTTGCAGAGAGAATGAAAGCAGGCAGTCCTGGGGCTGGTCCCACGAGATTTCGGCGCTGAGCAGGCCGTAGCCGCGCAGGCCGTAGTCCTGGGCGTCGTCGCTGACGATCACCACCACCGGCACGTCGAGCACGCGCTGGATCACGCCCTCGACCCAGCTGGCCTCGGCGCGCTCGACCCAGGCGGTGCCGCTCAGGTCGGTGGTGGCGCGGCGACGCTTGATCGTCGTGTTGCCGAAGTCGTCGGTCTTGATGTAGCTGTAGCTGCGCGGCTTGGCCTTGGCGCCGCGCTGGCTGGCGGCGAGCGGGATCTGGTCGCCGGCCAGCAGCACGCCGCACTTGACGGTGCCGGCGGTCTTGGTCAGCGTGACCGTGACCACGCACTGGTGGTACTGGTCGACCCCGGTCACCAGGAAGTCGGTCTTCGGCTTGAAGCGGCCCCAGAAGTACTCGTCGTAGTCACCCGGCGCAGAGGCCTCGAGCGCTTCGGAATAGTTCAGGATGATGTCGCCGCCGGGGGCGTCCTGCACGCACACCTGGACCAGGTCGGCGTCGATGCCGGCGCCGTACAGCGCGTTGATCGCGCCCGGGCGCAGCACCACGGTGAGCGTCGACGCCGCCGCCGACTGGGTGCTGGTATCGCCGTCGAACATCGCCCATTTGTTGGTCGGGCGCAGGTCGAGCCACTTGGCGGTGTCGCCGGTGGCATTTTGTTCCGGCGTGTTGCCGAGGTTGCCGGCGACGTTGCTCTCGTAGACCCGGTGCGTCTCGGCGCGGCGCACCCGGTCGCCGGCGGCGTAGGTGTGCGCGGGGTCGTACAGCGGCGCGTCGTCGGCGTCGTTCTCGGTCAGGCTGGAGTAGATCAGGCCAAAATTCGGGCCGAGCACGTCGGCGGGGCGCGTGATCGGCCCCGCACTCGTCCGAATCGGGCTGGTCACCCTGTCCTGTTCCAGCTGCGGCAAGCCAATACGGATAGTTGCGGTCGCAACCTCCCCAGGGGCGAACATCACCGTCACGAACTGCAGAATGCTGCCGGTATTGGGGCTGCTGAGTGTCAGTTGGTTGACGATGCGGCATTGAGAGAGTGGTACGCCGCCATCGGGCAGCACAGCGGCACTCGAATCCTCGACACCCGCCCCCGCTCCGTTCCGGCCGCTGATGCTGGCGTAAAGCTGCGACGGGCGGTTGCCGCTGACGATCTTTGCGAACATCGAACCGCACCATATCTGGCCGGCGGACGCGGCTACCGCGACGCTGCCGCAGATGTTTATCCAAAAATAGGACGTCCCCGACGAGGTGCCGGTGAAGGCGATGTCGATATAGTCGATGCCATTCTCGGTACCGATTCCTGCAACGGATCTGCTTACGCCGGTCCCCGAACCAACGCCGATGTTCCAGAAGGTCGGCAGCGCACCGCCGACGACGGCGCCTGCCATCGTATTGTTCGGCAAACAATTGGTAGCCGCCGCCGGTTCGAGCAATGCGTACGGGGCGGCGGAGAGATCAGACGGGTTGTAGGACAGCCGCAACTGGTCGTTGACCGCCGTCGCGAGATTGCCGTTTTTGTCGTAGTAGGTAGCCCAGCCGGCACGTGTCACCGCGGCGGCGCCGATCGCGACCGGCTCGATGAGGCTCAGGTTCAGCTTCATGCGGCCTCCGTCAGCATCACGTTGCCGCCCGCGGTCAGCTTGTCAAACATGTCCTTGTGCTCCCTGGTGTCGGCGGCGATCGAATCGAGCGCGCCCTGCAGGCGCGCGACCTTGTCGGTCAGGCGACCGATCGCGGCCACCAGTACGTCGCCGTTCTGCGCCGGGCTGGCCAGGCGCCGCATCAATTCGCGGTTGTCGCCAGCCTGGATGACGCGCTCGCCCTTGTGCAGCAGCGCCGGCATCGTTTCCGGCACGTAGTTGGTGCCGATGGCGAACGGATGCAGCTTGTGGTAGTCGGCGTACTCGGTGCTGCCCTTGATCGCGTCGCCGATCGCGTCGATCGACGCGCCCTGCTGCAGCCAGAACTGCAGGCCGCCGGCGTCGGCGGGGCGCCCGAGCAGCGAGTGGTACAGCGCCTGCACCTTGGCCTCGGGCGAATTGGTGATCGCGTCGACGATGGACGACACCGGCACGCCGGCGGCGGCCTTGGTCTGCCAGAATTCCAGCCCGGCGGCGTCCGGTGCGCGCCCGAGCGCGCTCTGGTAGGCGGTGTTGACGGCCTGGGTGGCCGCGACCACCGGGTTGTTCAGGGCCGCAGCCAGCGCGGTGCCGAAGCCCTGCAGCGCCTGGTCGATCGACAGCAAGGTGGTGGACTGGCCCTTGGCCTCGGCCAGCTGCTGCTGGGCGGTGCTGACGATGGCGTCGAGCCGCTTCGACTCGGCCTGCAGCGCCGCCAGCGACTGCTCCTCGGTGGACAGCTGGCTGTCGGTCAGCTTGCCCAGCTGGGCAATGTCGTTGCGGGTGCGGTAGTAGTCGCGCAGGTAGTCCTGGTAGCTGGCGAACTGGCCGGGGTCGGACTGGCTGGCGATGCCGAGCGCGCGTTGCAGGCTGGCGACGTCCGGCAGCGGGCCGCCGGCCTTGGCGATCGCCAGCGCGGTGTGGATCTGCGCCTGCGCGCTGGCGCGGCTGGCGGCCTCCTGGCCGGCCGCATGCATGCCGTCGAGGGTTCCGGAGAGCGCGCTTGATAACGAGCGCAGCTTGTCGACCACCGCGTTCTCGGCGTCGATCTTCGCCTTCAGCGCGTCCTGCTCGCGCCCGACCACGGCCTGCAGCACCGACAGCGCGCCGTCGGCGCTGCCCAGCAGCGAGGTGGCCTGGTCGCGCTGCGCCTGGGCCAGCGCGTCGGTGGCCGCCTTGGCGTCCTTCAGCGCATTGACGGCGTCGTACAGCGACAGGTTGGTGGCGTCGATGCCGGCGCGCTCCTTGGCGCGCAACTGCGCCGAAGTCATCGTCAGCTCGTCGTACTGGTCCTGCAGCGACTTGTGCTCGCTGGCGATGTCGGCCAGCGAGCGCGCGTAGGCTTCGGTGGCCGGGTGCACCTGGGCGAAGGCCTCCTCGAGCGCCATCAGATCGTCGAACCGTTTGGCCCCCTCCTCGGTCAGGATCGCACCCGACGCGACCAGCTGATCGATGTAGTCCTTGAACTTTTCACGGCTGTCGAGCGCCGACAGGCCCATGCCGCCCAGGGAGGCGTTGAGCGCGGCCTGCACCGGCGCCAGGCGCTCGGCCTCGCTCAAGAAATTCTGCGAATAGCCGCTGACCTGCCGGGTCAGGGTCGACGCGCCGCCGGCCAAGTCGAGCAGGCGTTCGCGCGCGCCGGCCGAAGCCAGCCCCACCTGGCCGAACACGTCGGTCGTGGTCTTGCCCAGCAGCTGCGCGACCTGGTCGGTCGTCTGGAACTCCCCCTCCAGCCGCGTCAGCGTATCGTTCATCCCTTCGCCGTACTTCTGGAACGCGGCCAGCTCGGGCAGCGTGCCGGCCATCGCGTTGCCCAGGCCGATGAAGTAGTCGGTCAGCGCCTTCTGGTTGGCGGCGGCGTCGTTGGTCAGCGCGATGTCGAACGTGGTCTGGTAGGTGTCGATCGCGGCGGTCGACAGCCCGAGCGACTCGGCGGCCTGGTGCGCGGTGGTGCGCAGCGTCTGGAAGCTTTGCGCCAGCGTGTTGGTCATGTCACTGGTCAGGTTTTGGCCAGCCACCCAGTTGCTGTCGCCACGGAACCAGCCGCCCGACTCATGGATATTTTGATAGCTGATGCCGCCGGCGCCGCTGCCGTCGATCCACCCCTTGATGCCCTGGCTCTGCACCTCGGCCGGGCCGTGGCCGAACGCCTTGTCCCACAACGCGGCCGCGGCGACCACGCCGCCGATCCACGGCAGCGCCGCGCTGACGGCAGCGCCGAACGAGGCGGCGCTCGCTTCGGTGGCCATGCCGGCGCTGGAGAACATTTCGGCCGCGCTCATCGTCGTGCCGGCGGCGTTGCCGGCGAAGCCGGCGCCGAACGCGGACAGCGAGCTCGAACCGGCCAGCCCGCCCAGGCTGGCAATGGCGCTGCCGCCGGCATTGAACAGGCCGCCGGTGGCCATGCTATACAGGCTGGATGCGGACTGGGCGGCGCCGACCAGATTGGATCCACCCAGTGCGGCGGCGCCCGTCGACGGCGACAAGGTCGCCGCCAGCGCCGTCGACACCGGCGACATGATGGCCTGGATCGTCGGCCGCAGCACCAGCGTGCGGAACAGGTCCTGCAGGTACTCGGCGCCGCTCTTGCCGCCCCGCATGATCGAGTCAGTCAGCGCCTGCTCGATCTGCTCGGCGCCGCGCTTGGCGTCGGCCACCATCTGCTCGACGCTGCGCTGCCAGGCTTCCTTCGACTCCAGGCTGGCGAGCGCCTCGGCGCTGCGCTGTTTGGCGGCGATCAGCTTCTCGAGCGCGTCGATCTCGTCGAAGGTCATGCCGGTGGAGGCGCGCTGGGCCAGCTGCTCGCGCAGACGGGCCAGCTCCTGCGCCTCGATCGCCGCCTTGCTCATGCCGAAGGTGGCGACCAGGCGCTCGTTGCTGTCGGCCTCGCGCTGGGCATCGTCGATCGCCTTGGCACGCGCATCGGCCAGGTCCTGGTACAGCTTGGCGGTGGCTTCGGCGCCGTCGGCGGCGCGCTTTTGCGAGGCGATCACATTCTCGTTCGCCTTGACCTGGGCGATCATCGCGGCGGCGGTGCGCGCCTGGACACTGTTGCGCTTGATGAGGCCGGCCGCGATGTCGTCGTTCAGCTTGATCGTCAGCTTCTGCGATTCCGCCAGCTTGTTGAAGCCGTTCATCTCGGTGGCGGATTCCGCGAGCTTCTCGCGGATCGCGTTGATCAGCGACTCGTAGGCCGTTTGCTGCTTGCCGGCGGACGCAGTGGCGGCCTTGCCGGCCTCCGAACTCTTCCAGGTCTCGGTGGCCAGCTGCGACACCAGGCCGATGTATTCCTGCTCGCTGATCGCGCCCTTCTCGCGCGCGGTCTGCAGCTTGGCCAGGTCGTCCAGGTACTGCTTGTTGACACCGGTGAGGCGTTCGCGCACCGCGACCACGTCGGTGAGCGCGCTGCCGCTGGCATCCAGCTCGGCCTTCAACTGGTTTCTGGTGCCGATCTCCTTGGCCAAGGCGTCGTACAAGCCTTGCAGGTTGACCAGCTGCACCTGGTCGGCGGCGTCAAGCGCCTGGCCCTTGGCCTTCAGATCGTTGATCTGCTTGAGCAGCGACGCAAGACGCTCGGCCTCGGGGCCGCCACCCTTGGCGATTTCCTGCTGGCCCAGCTGCTTCGACAGCACCAGGCGTTCGCGCAGTTTCTCGTTCTGCTTCTCGAGGCTGGCGAGGATCTCGGGCGTGCTCGCTTCGGCGCTGTCGGCGGCCTTCCTGTTGGCCTCTTCAGCCTTGCTGCCGTACCAGCTCCAGGCGGTCGCCGCCACGCCCAACAGCGTGATCACGGTACCAACCGGCCCGCCCAGCGCGGTCATGATGGCGCTCCCTGCGCTCAACGCTGTCGAGGCTGTACGTTGCGCGACCGCGAGCGACAGCATCGCTCCCGCATGCGCTTCGGCCGCCGCAGCTGCACGCGCTTGGGCAGGCACAAGCCCGTTGGTTGCAACCGCTAGTTGAGCCGCTCCAGTTGCCGCCAAGGTGGCTGCACGGAGTTCTGCCACCCTGGCATTTGCCAACAGCGAGGCGGATGCGGTCGCGGTGGCCTGCGCCTCGGCATTCGCGAGGTTGGTGGCGGCCAGGGTGCGATTTGCGGTAGCTGTCGCGATCGTGCGTTGGGCCGTGTCGGTCAGCCACGTGCCGAGCTTGGCCGCCGTGAGCGTTGCGGCCACGCCGGTCACGATGCTCAGGTTATCGGACAGCAGCTTGATTCCGCCGGTCAGTACGGCGACCGAGCCGTTGGCCTGCGCGTTGGTGGCGGTGAACTCGAGGACGTTGTTCTTGAGGACGTTGAAGGCGCCGCCGATGGTCTGGACCTGCGTGGCCTCCTGGCGCAGCTGCTCGAGCGACTTGGGCAGCAGCTCGGCCATCACGTCGGCGGTGATCTTGCCGTCGGAGGCCATCTGCTTGAGCGCGCCGACGGGCACGCCCAGGCCGTCGGCCAGCGCGCGCATCAGGCGCGGCGCGGCCTCGTTGACGGCGTTGAATTCCTCGCCGCGCAGCGCGCCAGCGGCGAACGCCTGCGACAGCTGCAGCTGGGCCGAAGCCGCCTCTTCCGAGGTGGCGCCGCTGACCTTGAGCGAGAGGTTGACCGCCTCGGTGATGTCGGCCACCTTCTGCTGGCTGATGCCGAGGTCGCGGGTGCCGTTGGCGATGCGCGCATACAGCACGCCGGTACCGGCCAGCGCCGACTGGGTCTCGGCGGAGATGCGCTTGACGTCCGCATAGGCGACCGCGTAGCCGCGCGCACCATCGGTGGCCAGCTTGAGCTGGGAGGTGAGCTTGGTGTACTCGTCCGACAGCTGCACCACCTCGGCGACGCCGCCGCCGATGCCGGCGGTGGCGGCCAGGCTGCGCATCGCATTCTGGACCGTGCTGGTCAGGCTGGTCATCGAGCGCGCCATGTTGTCGATCTGGCGCTGCGATGCCGCGACGCCCTCGACGCTGACGCTGATTACCGCACCCGGACTGGCAGTGTACCCCATGCTTGACTCGCCCTTTCTACCGATCCCTGGCCCACTCGTCGAGGGCCGCCCGTTCCATCGCCCTGATCGCCGCGAAATACCAGGGCTTTTCCTTCTTTGGTACCGGCAGGTACCGAATGTTGATGTCGACGCTCGTATGGTCAAGACCAGTACGGAGACCGTTATCGGTCCGCCACTGGGTCTGTACCTCCAGCCACAAATTGAAAGCGCCTACGTTTTCCGGCCACAGGAAGAAGTCCTCTTCCAGTTCCAGCTGCGCTTCCGGAACCAGCCCGAACGCCTTGAATGCCTCGTCCAGGTGGTCTTCCGGGTCCGGTTGCTCCGGGCCCGGAATGCGCAGGTCACCACGCGCCCAACGGCGCGCTGCGGCCGTCAGGTTTTTACGCGGGCGGCGACTCCGTTGACGTAGGCCTGCAGGGCGATGTCGCCGAAGCCGGGGACGTTGTAGAGCACGTCGCGCGCCTCGGGGCTGAACGGCGCCGGCGCGCCGGTCACCTCGTCAAGCACCAGCTGCTGGCCGTCCCAGCCACGCGTAATTTCGCGCAAGGTCTGGTGGATGTTGACCTGGTCGACCTTGCCGTCCGCGTTGCGGATGCGCTTGTCCCATTCGTCGGCCGGCAGGCGGTCGAAGTGCAGGTTGAACTTGAAGTTCTTGGCGCCGTCCTGGTCGTTCAGCGTGAACGCGACCGAGGCGACGAGTACGGCGGCGACTGCGAGTTTGTAAGCCATATGGATCCCGTAGTTGGTTAAGGTGTTCCGTCGCTCGACGTGTTACGCGCGGTCGGAGTGGCCGGCCGAGCAGCAGACGGCCGCACCACCGATGGATGCAGTCTCGGGCGTGAAAGCACCGGCGCCGGTCCACGACAGGTGGCCGTGACAGGAAACGGAAATATCCTTGGTGTCGTCGTCGGCCAGCAGGTCAATCACGGTGTTAGCGTTGGCCAGCACGGCTGCACGATCACGCGCGTGAATCGGCTGCTGCGCGGTGATCTCGTCGAATTTGGTGGCCACGGTTTCCTTGGCTGCGGCCTTGTTTGCTGCTTTGATGTTGAACGAATAGCTCATTGCCTGTCCTTAGATTCGAGGTTGTGCGCTCGCGCGCGGATGGTGCGCCTGCATGGTCACCGGCGCTCGGTGTTGTGGACGCTGGCGCGTCCGCTCCATTGGTTCGCTGGGCGGTCACCCTGCAGCTTCAGTTAGATGAGCCCGGCTTGCGCCGGCCCGCGCCGCCTGCGGGGTCGCTGCGTGTTACAGGAAGACGATGCGCCACTCGTCGTTGCCATTGACGGGCAGGTAGCGCAGGTCGAAGCCGATCAGGCGCTTGCCGTTCTTCTCGACCTTCTTCGGGTTGATCAGCTGGACGGCGGGCGCGAAGATGATGATCTTGTTGCCGGTCGTGGTGCCGATCGTGATCGCCAGGCTTTGCGTAGTGTTCGTCTTGACGTTACCCATCAGCGCCACTTCCTGGGCGGCGGTCAGGTCGAGCTCCAGCGAACCAGTCGATTCGCGGTCGGTGATGTCCACCGTCTCGCTGCTGAGCAACGCGGTGAAGCCGACCTGGTTGCCCAGCTTGAGCTCGAGCCCGGTGCTCGGGTAGACGGTGCCGCCGGTGAGCGCGCCGGAGTTGTAGGTGGCGCCCAGCGTAATGTCGACCACGTTGGCCTTGGTCATCGCGACCGGCTTCTTCCACGGCGTGAAAGTACCCGTGTCGTTGGCGGCGCTTACGCCGCCGTCGAGGCCGATCCAGTCGAACTTCGCCAGCGGGCGCTCGCCGACCTTGGCGGTGATCGTGACGTCGCCCATGCTGTCGAGCAGCTTGTGCAGCACGCCGTCGTCGTAGTAGTACTGGGTCAGCGCCTTCAGGCCGGTCGACACCGGGGTGTACTCGGTGCGCGCTGGGGTGCTGAGGTTGCCTTCACCGACCGCGCAGCCCTGCAGCAGCTTGCCGATCGGCGGCGCGGTACCGGCGGTGCCGGAGCCGGCCAGTTCGACCGAATAGCTGAGCTTGACGCTGCCCGGGCCGACCAGCTGCTCGCTGCCGCCGAAGAAGCCGCGCACCAGGGCGCGGTCGATGTTCTGCGCGTCGAGCGGGGTCAGGCTCATGTCGGACACGAGGATGGCATTCGCCGCGCCGGTGGGCGCAGCATCGGTGCCGAGCGCGCTCTGGACGGCCGCGGCGATCAGGGTGTTCTTGATGTAACGGGACATGGCTTACTCCTCGCTGGCCGGCTGTTCGGCAGCCGGTGCGGCGATCGGCGCTGCGGCCTGGTCGGCGGCAGCGGTTGCTGGTTGCGGGGCGGGGTTGTTCGACACCCAGGCCCACTTGTCTTCGTCGAAGGTCCACGAGCCGCCGCCAGGGAGCGGCGGGATCTCGCGCTGCGGCTGCGCCGCGCTGGTTTGTTCGGTCATGGTTACTCCAGGGTTGAATTGCTGGTTCGGTGGACGGCGACGTAGGTCAGGCGCACCCACCCGTTTTTCTTGCCTTCGCTGTTGTTCTCGGCCTCGACCTCGGCGATGTACAAGTCATCGACCAGCCCGCCGAGCGTGGTGTCCTGCGCCAGGCGCGCGTACACCGCCTGCAGCAGCGGGTCGACCGCGAGGTCGCCGCTGGCGTCGCGCACGCTGCGCGCGTAGCACTCCACCGTCAGCACGGTCTGCCAGTCGAGCGGCGCGCCAAAGATCGTGGACGGCTGCGCCTGGGCCTTGTTCCACTGCACGCTGATGGCCTGATCGACCGAGTCCGGCACCGGCGTCGTGCGCGCGCGGTAGATCGGGTCGCACACGGCCGGCGCGGCCTGCAGCGCGGCGATCACCGCGCCGACGACTTGGGCGAACGCGGTCGTCACTGCACCCGCTCCAGCGGCAGGCGCACGAGCCCGGTGCCGTCCGGCTCCGGGGTGCCGATCGCGTACGGCACCCCGTCGACTTCGAGCAACTGGCCTTCCGGCGCGTCGGGCACGGCGGCGGCGTCAACCACCACCGACGGGCGGGTGTCGGCCATGCCGGCGCCGAGCGCGGCGACGGAGCTCGGGTCGGTGAACAGGCCGGGCACGTCGACGCCGCCGATCCGCACGGTGGCGTTGGCCAGGTGCGCGAGCACGCTGGCGTTCGTCATGGTCATCAGGGCGGCGAAGCTCGTCACGGTTAGCGGATCACGCCGTCGAGGTACACGCGCGCGGTGGTATCGGCGCCGCCCTTGGCCACCGTCAGCGCACCGACCAGCGTATTGCCGGCGGCAGTGGTGGTCAGGCGGCGATTGACGTTGTCCCAGTACATCTTGGCGCCCTGGGTGCCGACGTCGGTAGTCAGCGCGGTGATGTCGAACACGCCTTCGGGGACGATCTCCACGGACGCGCCGTTGGCGGCGTCGCAGGTGGCGACGCCGAACAGCGCGCCGACCAGTACGCCCTGGCCGCCGGTGACGGCGTAGGGCGCGGTGACGGTGAGCACCTCACCGGATTGCACAAAATTCTTCATGTCCGAATTCCTCGGTTAGGGGTTGAGCGGTTGCCGCGACAAAGCCGGATCAGGCGCCGGCCGCCTTGTACAGGCCGCGGTAGTCGATCGCCTTGGCGGCGAAGTCGAGGCGGCACTTGTACGACAGGCCGTCGACCTCGAAGCCGACTTCGCTCTCGATGACCGGGCCTTCGGCGCCGTCCAGGTAGCAGTACTCGATGGTGTCGATCTGGCCGCTGCTGCTGGCCGCATACCAGGCGGTGGCGCTGATGGCGTCGAGGATCGGCTCGATGATCGGCTCGAGCGAGGTGCGCCCGCCGGTGCGGAATTCGTTGACGTCGGCCTGCTTGGCCGGCACGTAGTTGGAGCTGGTCAGCTGGTAGGCGGTCTGCTCGAGCGCGGCCGGCACGATCAGGTAGGCCGGCGCCAGGTTCAGCTCCTCGCCCTGCAGGCCCTTCTGGACCCGCATCGCCGCGCGCATCGCGGTCAGCGCCGAGAACTGCAGCGCCGAGCCGGCGCCGGTGCCGAGGTTCTTGTGGGTGTTGGCTTCGAACAGGGCGACGCCGTCGGCCAGGTTGGCGTTGGCGGTCAGCTGGCTGTAGACCAGGCGGTTTTCCAGCCGGCGGCTGCTGTTGCCGAACGCGGCCACCAGGCGGTCGAAGCCGCGCAGGTCGTCGTTGATGATGGCCTGGCGCGACAGGCCGACGATGCGCCCGTAGGTCAGCATCTTGTAGGTCTCGGCGCCGTCGGTCATCGAGCCGTACTTGAATTCGCCGTGCTCGTTGGTCTGCAGCAGGTCCGGCGCGCCCGACAGCTGGGTCACCTGGATGTTCTTGAAGTCCGGCGCATTCGGCGCGCGGCGCGCCCACAGGCCGTAGGTGCCGGGGTTCTCGTCGTAGGCGTTGCGCAGGCGGTTGTTGGCGACGTTGGCGAACAGCTGAGCGAAGTCGGTGGTCGTGTACATGCCGGAGCGGAACTGCAGCATCTCGGTGGCCAGGCGCAGGCGGTCCATGCCGCGCGTGTTGACGCCACACGACTCGAGCAGCTCGCGGCCCAGCTCCAGCATCGTGAAGCTGCGGTACTGGCGGCCGTTGTCGGTCAGCTGGGCGCGCGCGTTCACGCGGTGCATGATCGCCTCGGTGATGCCGGCCATGCGGGTCTCGTGCTCGTCGCTGACGGTCTGCACGCGCACGTTGCGGTTGCCGGTGCCCGGGTTGGCGTTACGCTCGATCTCGGCCAGCACGGCGGCGCGCGCCTGGTCGACCGAATTGCCGCTGCGGATCAGGCCGGCGGCGAGGTGGGCGACGTGGTGGCGCGCGCACAGGTCGGTGATGTCGGCGGCGCGGGTCGCGGCCTCCTGGGCGGCGCGGGTGGCGGCGTCGTCGCCCCCGGTCGCTGCGGTCGTGGTCGTGGTGGTCGTGGTGTCACCCGTACCGCCTGCCGCCGGTGCGCTGCGGGTGGTGTCGTTCGGCGCGGTGGTCGATGCGCCCGTCTGGGTTGCAATAGTCATGGAAGGTTCCTGTGAAGGTTGAGACGGTTGGGCGGGCGCCCGGGTGATGAACTGGCACGGCATGCCGCCCTGCGGCTGCTGCTGGCTGCGCGTGCTGGCGTTGGCGTCAGCCGGGATCGTGACGAAGCTGATTTCGTACGGCTCCCACCTGATTGCGCGGTACAGCGGCACATCGTTCACGCCGTCAGTGCGGTCCGCTGCGCGAACAATCTCCACTCGCGTGATGTTGTAGCCAAAGCTGATGGACCGGATGATGCCGGCCCTGACATCGGCGACGATGCCCGCCATTTCCGGACGGGTCGCGAGGCGGATGGTCGCACGCCCCTCGCCATCGCTGATACTGCCTTTGGTGGCGATGCCGATGATCGATGCCACGCCGTTCGAGCCGTAGCGCTGCTGCGGATGATTGTCGAGGACCTGCACGACACCGGCCTCGAAGCGGGTCATGTCGACCGCTTCGGGCGCGACCACCAGTTCCTCGTCGTAATAGGTATCCCGGTACCAGTCATACCGCCGCACCAGGGCGCCGGAATTCGTCCAGACCAGGTCGACCGTGTTGTCCGCTTCGTTGAAGGTGGACGGCTGCAGCACCGCTGCACGGTTCATCACCGGCATGTTCCTGGTGCCGCTGGCGTCAGGTGGCGCGCTCTGCGCAGTGGAAGGCGTTGTCATGCAACGCATTCTGCGGATTGCCTTGTCTCAATTCCAGAAAAACTGAGACGATTTTCAGGACCGGTTAACTGGGCCGCTTGAGGAAGTGGATCGTGCGCGAATCGGTGCTCTTGCCGTCGGTGCAGATGAACGTGAAGGTGCACGTGTTGACCGCGCCCTCGGCCTCGTCCAGCCCCTGGATCCACGCGCAAACCTGGGTGCCGTCAACGAACGCAGGACCGTCGAGTGTGACCCCTGCCACGGCGGCCGTGACGCTGTCGAGCTGCGACCCGGTCTTGGCCAGCCAGTCGGCCAGGTCGATGCCGTAGAGGAGCCGCGCGCCGGGCGTCTTGTAGATGCTCAGCTTGCCGTTGATGACGAAGTAGGTTTCGGTGCGCATTCGGTTGCTCCTTGCTGATTCGTTAGGCCGCCGGGGCGCGGTAGATGCGGTCCTCGGCGCGCTCGCGGTAGATCCGCTCCTCGGCCGGCAGCTTGAACAGCACGCCGGCGGCGACGCCGTCCGCGGTAACGGCGAGCGCGGCGCCGGCCGCCACCTGCACCCGGCTGGACGCGGCCAGGACGATCAAGGTCGACAGTGCCGCCTGCGGCGCCGCGGCCAGGCCGGCGGCAGCCGCGCCAGCAGCGGCGTCGAGCAAGATCTGGGTGGACAGCGCCGCCGCCGCCGTCCATGGCTCGCCAGCCGCGGCGGCCAGCTGCTGGAACTGAGTCAATCCCGCTTGCGCCAGTGTTCCGGTTGCCGCATCGGCGGCGAGGATGGTTTGGGTGACGAGCGTGGCGGCAGCACCGGCGGCGCTGGTGCTGGCGGCGGCGCAGGCGAGCCCGGTCACCAGTGCCACGCTGGCCTGCGCCGGCGCATACGCGACCGGCACCGACAGCGCGACTGCAGTGTCCAGCGCGGCCGTCGCGCCGACCTGGCTTGGCGTTGCTGCCGACAGGGCCACCTGGGTGGCCAGGCTGGCAGCGGCCTCGGTCGGCGACGCGGCAGGGGCGGTGCCCCCGAAATCCGGTGCCGCCAGTGGCTCGGCATCCGGTTCCGGCGCGGCGAACACTTGCCACGGGTTGCTCGCCAAGGCCATTTGTTCGGCAGCCGACAGCGCCCGGTTGTGGACCAGCACGAGGCTGGTCGTGCCGGAGAAGCCCAGGGCGAAACTCGAGCGCAACAGGCCGCCGATGGCCAGCCGGTCGAAGCTCGTCGCGGCGGCGGCGCTGACGGTGCTGTTGGCCAGCTCCGCCCCCTGCAGGTACAAGCGCTGCCTGCCGCTCGTCAGCGAGCGCGTGCCGCTGACGAGCGCGGTCGCCTGGTTTTGCCATGCTGACGATGTGGCCGCCGTGACCACATCCGCGTTCCCGCTGTCGCGGGTGCGAAAGGCGAGCTGGCGCGCCGTCGCGCCCTGCCCGAGCAGGAACAGCGGCGTGCTGTTGCTGCTGCTGCCGCAGCCGACCGCATAGACGCTGCTCTGGTCGAAGTTGGCCGGCGTCAGGATCGCTGTGAGCGAGCACTCGTCCAGCGAGAAGCCCGGGGCGGCATTCTGGTACAGGTAGGCGCTGCCGTCGGTCACGATGCCCGCGCCGCTGGGCGTGGCGCTACGTGCTGGATTGCCCGAGCGCAGCAGCGGCTCGCTGGCGGGGACCCAGGCGAATACCAGCCCGCGGGCGAGCGGGTGGCTGCGGTCGATCCGGACCCGCCCCTGCGGCTGGTAGCGCATGCCGGGCACTTACAGCCCCGTGACGGCTTGCAGGTAGGCTTCGACCGTGACGGCGTTGGTGGTGTTGCCGTAGACGATCACGCGCACATACATGACGGCGCGCTCGATCGCAATCGCATTGCTGTTGACGCTCGATGCCACCGTGTCGCCGCCCACATTCCAGTAGTCGTACCACTTGCTGGCGTCATGGGAGACCTGGATCGTCAGCGTCGGCGCGACGCCCGGCGCACTGGCGCCGTTGGTGATCTTCCAGCCGAGGAGGCTGCCGTAATGGCCGCGCACGTCGATCGCGCCGCTGTCGGCGCCCGGCGCCGCCTTGGTGCTGCCGGCGGCGGCGGAGGTGCCGCTGGCGAGGACGGTGACGGGTGTCTTGGTGAGTGCCATTTAGCGTTCGCTCCCGTCCGGGTTGAACAGCGCCGCCGCGACTTCCTGCGGCGTCACGGGATCGGGCTCCTGCCCGAGCGCGCACAGCGAGTCGGCCTGCGCCTGGGTCAGCACGCCGGTCGCCGCGAAGCCCTGCACGGTCTGCTGCACCAGCGCCGAGCCGATCAGCAGGCGGCCCTGCTCGATCAACGGCTTGACATAGCGGAACTGGGCGTCGTTGGTGATGACATCGAGGAAGGCGGTGCCGGCCGCCAGGCCGAGCGTGTCGAGGATGGTGCCGTTGCCGATCTCGCGCGCGTTGGCGCGGGTGCGGCCAGGCGACAGCAGCGCGGCCAAGGTCGCGCAGTCCCGGGCGGCCAGTGCCGCCGCGCACTCCGGGTTGGCGCGCGCCGCGGCGCGCAGCTCCGCTTGCTGCTCGGGCGTCATCTAGTTCCCCAGCTTGTCGGTCCAGGCGCCGGCGGCGATGCTGGGCGCCGGGTCGCCGTTGTTGATGTTCTTCGGCGCGGCCAGCAGCGCCCAGTGCCAGGCGTTGCCGGCATTGGCCGCATCGAACGCGACCACGCCGACGACCGCGCCGCCGGCCGGATGCCACTGGCCGGTCGGGGTCGGCCAGGTGATCGCGGTGTTGTTCGAGGTCGAGCCGTCGGTGCCGCTCGACGCGGTGGTCGAGCCGGCGCCCTGGGTGCCGGCGAAGTTGGCCAGCGACGCGGCCAGGCTGGCGCGCGCGTAGGCGCCGCCGGCCACCTCGGTGACGCTGCCGGCGTCCAGCGCGACGGTCTGCTCGGTGAAGACGGCCGTGCCGTCGTTGATCGCCTCGCCGACGGCGCCGGCATAGCCAGGCAGCGCAGCAGCGGAGTTGCCGGCGGTGGTGCACTTGTAGAACGAGTACTTGGCGCCGATCTTGACGACGATGGTGTCGTTCAGCGCGTAGGCGGTGCTGTTGGCGCGTTCGCCGCGGCTGGCGGTGATCAGCGCGAAATAGTAGGTCGCCGGCGCGCCGAGCGCCTGGCCGCGCCACAGCGCGTCCTTGATCTTGTTTTGTGCGTAATCGGTTGGTCCGGACATGGGTTGCCTCGTCTTGCGTTAGGGGTTGGTGGTAGCCTTGGTGTCGGTCCCGTTGCCGTCGACCGTGGCCGTGGGCATGTTCCCGCGCTGCATGAACATCAGCGCGTCGAAGATGCCCAGCTCCTTGAACTTCTTGATGTCGGCGGCCAGCTCGGCGAACACGGTATTCGGGTCGTAGCCGCGCTGGCGCAGCTTCTCGCTCGGGGTCGACAGGCCGGCGGCGATCTCGGCCTGGTCGGCCTTGACCTCCTGCTCGGGGTTGACGTAGTCCCACTTGGGCATGCTGAAGTCGACCGCCTTGTCGGTGCCGCGCAGCTTGCCGGCCAGGTAGGCGTACTCGATGAAGGCGCTGTGGATCGGCACCAGCAGCAGCGGCACCAGCACCAGCCACTGAGTCTGCTGGACCTGGCGCCGGTAGTTGAGCATGCGCACGCGCGCGCTGGAGAAGTTCACTTCCGACATGTCGCCGGTGATGCACTCGTACGGCACGCCGATCGCCGCCGAGATGATGTGCAGCTGCAGCTTGATGTAGTCGACGTAGCCGGGCGCCGCCTTCGGCTCGACCACGGTGAAGTTCAGTCCAGCCGGCAGGCCGAAGATGGCGCCGCCCGCCAGCTCGCCGAGGTCCTTGACGCCATTGCCCGCGCCCGGCGCGGCGGCCGGGTTCTCGAGCGCACTGGTGTCGCCGCTGGCCAGCACCGACAGGCGCGCCTCGAGGTTCTTGCGGCCCAGCTCAGCGTCCTCGTACACCTGGGTGTCGCGGGTGCGCGTGATGATCGGCGCGAAGCGGGTGAAGCCGCGCCCCTGCCCCGGGCGCTTCGGGTTAAACAGGTGGATGATGTACTGCGCCGGCACGCGCGAGCTCTGGATCTTGCGACCGCGGATCAGGGCGGTGTCGCCAGGGTGCTGGTCCCACAGCCAGTAGGCCGCGACCGCGCCAAGCGCGTCGTATTCGATGCCGTTGATGATCGTGTTGCCGTTGTAGCCGCCCATCCGGGTGCTGTCGAGCCAGTCGATCTCGAGCACCTGCAGCTGCAGCGGTACCGGCAGGCCGTCGCTTGTGCGGCGCGGGCGCAGCCGCACCAGCACCTCGCCGTCCTGCTCCATCGCGGTGTAGGCGACCTTGACCAGGCCGAAGTAGTCGAGGCGGCGGTCGGCGTCGCACACCTTGGCCCACTCGGCGAACAGCTTGTTGATCTTGTCCTTCTCGGCGCCGGTGGCGCGCACCATGATGCCGGTGCCGATCGTGTCGGCGGCCAAGGTGTCGAGCGCGGCGCTGATGTAGGGGACGTTCTGCACCAGCGCGCGCGCCTTCTCGCGCATCGCCTTGGCGTCGGCGTGGTGGTCGGCGTTGGCGCTGGCGCCGCCGCGGCGCGGCTTCCACGAGTCGCGCGGACTGGCCGCCTCGTAGGCACGCGCCAGCTGCTGGCGCGCGTAGTGGCGCGCCAGCCCGGCGTGCGGATTGACCCAGCTGATGACGCGGTCGATCAGGTTGGCCATCAGAAGCCCCGCGTGGTGGTGAAGCCGAAGCGGAACACCTGCGGGCCGCGATTTTGGCTCGCTCCCTGGTTGAGCACGCGCGCAACGTGGTTGCGCGCCTCGATCAGCGAGGCGGTGGTCTGGAACTTCTGGCGGCGCCCGTCAAACTCGACCTCCAGGGTGCCGGAGGCGATTGCTTTGTCGAGCGCGTCAAGGTCTGCTTGGGTGAGGGCCATGCCGCCAAGGGTAGCGACGCGCCTGTCTCAATTCCAGAAAAAGTGAGACGTTATTTGCGAGGCGGCGGCGCTGGCGGTGGCGGCGGCCTCCGTCCAGCGGGCGGTGGGTTCGGTTTTTTCTGAGTCATCGCATCGATCCTCCTTACTGTGGTTATTTTTTACCGCCCGGC